GTTCTTTAACGTATGGTCAGAGTCATATTTTAGTTGATTATCCTGCACCAACAGGGGCATTAAGTCTGGCAGAAGAAAGAGCGCAAAATAGAAGGCCATATTGGATAGAAATCGACCCAACTAACATTTATGGTTGGAGATTAGACAGAGAAGTTAATTATGGCAGTTTGATACAAGTAAGAATTGCTGAAAAGGCTGTTGTACCGTCAGGAGAATTTGGTGAACAGGTATTCGATCAAGTTAGGGTGATTGAACCAGGCAAATTTAGTATTTATAGGAAGGTTTCACCTAAAAAAGACCTAATTAACCTGCAAGATACGACTTATGCAGGTAATTTTGATGGCCCAGAGAATGAAAAAGATTATGAATTAGTTGATTCTGGTGTGTTTTCTTTAGGTGAAGTGCCTTTAGTCAGTGTTTATTCGGGCAAAACAGATACTTTGACAAGTAAGCCACCGTTATTAGATATTGCGTATTTGAATTTGGCACATTTTCAGCGTCAAGCTGATTTAATTCATAGTTTGCATGTTGCATCTCAGCCAATGTTGGTCTTAGAAGGTTGGGATGATCAAACGAAAGACACTACTATCAGTGTTAATTACGCAATGGCTACACAGCCAGGCAACAAAGTTTACTATGTCGAGCCAGCAAGTAGCGCATTTGAAGCACAGACTAATGAGATACAAGAATTGCAAGTTCAAATGGCAACTTTAGGGATCAGTACGTTATCTCAACAGAAATTTGTAGCAGAATCAGCAGATGCAAGACGTTTAGATCGTGTTGACACAAATTCAATGCTTTCTATGGTTTCTCTTGAGTTAGAGCAGAAGTTACAGAAGGTGTTTAATTTATCGGCTAATTATTTAGGTATCGAGCCACCTGAAGTCAAAATTAGTCGTGATTTTGATATTGAAAAGTTAATTGGACAAGATATAACAGCTTTGACTTCCTTATTTGATCAACAGGTGATTGATAGAGAAGAATTTAGAGATATTTTAGTACAAGGTGAAGTTCTCCCTACTGCAACTGAGTCTAAAATTAGTTAATACATTAGAATAACAAATAAGCGTATTTTATTTTATGCCAATCGAAAAAATGAGGTTTGAGGAATTAAATCCTCCTGCTTGTCCACCAAAGCAACCAAAAAAGAAAGCTGTCGTCAAAGAAGAGACAGTTGAAACACTTAAAACACCTGTAACTGAGTAATTATGATTGAAGAAAAAGTTATTCAGCAGGAGTCCGTGACTTCTGAAGAACAGCCCGTGGCTACTTCTGAAACTTTAAAAGCACCTGCTACACCTGAAGTTCCTACTGTTCCTTTAGCTGAATTTGAAGCATTAAAAGGGCAGCTTGCCGAAAAAGAAAAAGCGTTCCAAAACGCTAAAAGTAAAATAGGCGAGTATTACGATGATCGTAAAAAAGCTTTAGAAGATCAGGGTATGTATAAACCTCTTTGGGAGGATGCAAACAAAACAGCTCAAGAAAAAGATAGAAGAATAACTGAGTTAGAAACTGAGTTAAAGACAGCAAAAGAGCAAAAGCAAATGGAGGCAACACGTACAACAGCGATGTCTGCCTTAAGTAATGCTGGAGCGATTAATGCAGGTCAGACGTTATCACTTTTGCAAGACAAATTGCATAAAAGTAGTGATGGTAGAACTGTTATTTTAAATGGCGGTGTTGAGCAGGATTTAGGTACTTACGTTAATAACTTGAAGAACCCTGGAAGTGGATGGGAACATCACTTTAAGGCTAGTAGTGCTGCTGGTATGGGCGCAAAGCCTAGTCCAACATCTAATGTTGCTCCTGGGTCTGACAACCCTTGGAAGACGGGCAATCTAACGCAACAAATGTTATTATCTAACCAAGACCCTGATTTAGCAGCCGTGCTGCAAAAAGAGGCATCTCAGTAACACTTAAAGATCCGTGATTTAAGAGTGTTATATCTAAGTCCGTGACTTAGGCAAGCAAACCGTAATTCTTAGGAGGAAGGAATGGCTGCACCATTTCAGAATTACTCTGGCGGTGTCCTTTTAGCAGACATCGTAAAGAGGAATAATTTGGCTCGTTATGTCCAAGAGGCAATTAAAGAGCGTAGCCAATTTGTAAAAAGTGGAGCTGTTGTAAGAAACAGTTTCTTAGATTCAAAGGAAGGCGGTACACGTATCCAGGTTCCTGAGTTTAACCCTGTAGCACCAACCGAAGAGGTAATGACAGGTGCGGCTAACTGGGGAACTTCAACTGCTGGTTACTTAACACCACAGAAGATCGGTACAGCAACACAGATTGCTTCTATCGTTCATAGAGGTTTCGCATACGCTGTAGATGACATGGCTGTCTTAGCTGCTGGCGAAGATCCTATGTTGGCTATTCGTAATCAGTTAGCTGATGCAATCAACAAGTTAAACAACGCTCGTTTGTTCTCACAACTTGCTGGTTTATTCGGTACTGCTCTTAGTGCTAACGCACTTGATGTTGCTAAAGCTGCATCTTCTGGAGCTGCTGAAGCTAACTATTTAACAGCTTCTACGATTGCTCAAGCTCGTAATAAGTTGGGCGAGCGTGGTGAAGAGCCAGATCTATTGGTTGTTCATCCAGCAGTTGCTTACTACCTATATCAGGTAGGAATGTTAACTTTCTCTACCGCAGCACTCACCGCTTCTGGCGCAGTGACTTGGGGTGGTGGTGGCGTTGGCATCGGTGCTAAAGAAGTTGGTCAATTTGCTGGCTGTAAGGTCATCGTTGACGAAGCTGTTAACACTGTTGCTCCTGGTACTGGTGGTCATATCACTGAGTACTACTGCTACTTACTAAAAGGCGGTACAATCATGGAAGGTGTTCAGCAAGATCTAAGGATTGAAGCTGATCGCAACATCTTGTCCAAGCAGAATGTACTTTCTGTTGATTACCACACTGCGTATCACGTAATGGGTACTAAGTGGACTGATGCTGGTGACAACCCAACCAATGCAAACTTAGCAACCGCTAATAAGTGGGCTGCTACTTATGACATTGATTTGATCCCTGCTGTTCAGATCACAGTTAACACACCTCTAGACACAACTACTATTTGATTTATACTTAAATCACTAGGGAATGGAATAAACCCTCATCATTTATTTGGTGGGGGTTTTTTATGACGCTACAATATAGAGGAAATGTATTTTAAGGATTGTGGCTGCAACTATCGTTGCCACGTTGAAGTCTGCAACAGCTAATAGCTATGTGACTTTAGCTGAAGCAAACACTTACTTTGAAACTGTCCCAGATTCAACAACTTGGGATAATAAAACTGATGATCAAAAGAATCGAGCATTAATATCTGCTACGAGATGGATTGATAGTCTTAATTTTTATGGTGATCGTTGTGATGAAGATCAAGCCTTAAAATGGCCTAGAAATAACTACGAAGTTGATAATGTTGAACTTGCTTGTACTGCAACTCCAAAAAACATTAAATATGCAGAGTATGAGTTAGCTAGAGCCTTGGCAAACGAAACAGATGCAATAACTGGTAACAAAGGTACTGACGGAACTTACGAAGAGGTCAAAATAGGGGACATGGAGGTTAAATACAACACTGATAGTCAGGGTGTTGGAACGATTAACAATGTATTTGACGTTTATCCTTGGTTGCAGTCCTATCTTGGTGCTTATTGTCTTGGTGGAAGTGGCAGCTATCAAGTTCGGGTAGTTAGAGGTTAATCATGGCAGGAGCATTAGACACAGCATTTAAAGCAATTGCCAAGCAGGTAGTATCTGATCTTGGTACGGCTTTAGATACTACGATTACCTATTCTGTTAACGCAAAAGGTAGTTATAACGTGGCAAAAGGAAAGCAATTACTTACAACAACTAGTTATTCTGATATTAAAGTACCTGTTGAATTTATAAAAGCAGAAGAAGATGAAGGAAGGGAGTTAAGAAGAGCAAAGTTATATATAACACCTGATTTAATAGGAGATCATCAACCTACATTTGAGGATGAAATCACGTTAAGTTATGCAGGATCAACACATGTTTCTCAAATAATTGATATAGATACAAAACGTGGTGGACAAGTTTATCTACATACAATTTCGGTGAGGTTCTAATGGCTAGAAGAAGAGCAAAACGGAGAAGAATGCCAACAGAGATGAAGGCTAAGGCTTTCTCTGAAATGATTAAGGATGATTTGACCGATGAGATAGAAGTTCAATTAAATAGTTTTGTTGCTGCTGTTATTAGTGATTTAACAAGTGATGGACAAGAAAGAGGTGTTAGTCCTGTATTAACTGGATTTTTTGCTTCTAGTTGGAAAGCAGGTTTAAATAGACCTTCTCATAACGAACCAATACAGGGTAAGTGGGCAAAACTTAAAAAGGTAAGAGTACGTGAAGGAGATAGGATGGTTACAAAACTTGCACCTGGTGTTAAACCAATAATTGAGCAAAGACATGCTGTACCTAAAGATTTGAAAATAGATAAATCTGTTTTTATTGGAAACACAGCAAAATATGCTCCTCAAGCTGTTCTTTCTCCTAAGTCTGCTTTATATGCGTATATATTGGGTGGGTCTGGGACGTTTAGAGAAGGATTAAATCAAAAGATTGATAAAATCTTTACTGATAAACGTGCTGATATTAGAATTGGTGCAGATGTTGATGATGCAGGTCGTATTAGTTACCAAAAACTATGACTCTCGTTAATACTAGAGCTGCTTTTGAAGCAGCAATTACAGATGCTGTAAAGGATGTTGATCCTACAGTTACGATGATTTATGACAATGTTTCATATACAAAACCAGGGAAAAAAGTTAAATATATAGTTACAACGATTAATTTTGGGCAAGCAACTAAACAAGTACAAGGTGAAGCACAAACTTATTATTCAGGATTTATTCAATCTGGAATTTATGTTCCGAAAGGTGCAGGGACATCTGTTCTTGCTGCTTTAAGTGAAGCAGTTATTACAGGTATGACTTCTGTTAATTCCTCTACTTATGTAGACACTTATTCCTGCAATCCAAGAGTTGGCGATGTTGTTGGGCCTGGAGGGGTTGACAATGAAGACGAATCACATTATTTAGGTGTGATTACCTGTCAATTCTCCGCAAATGGTTAATTTCGAGTTAGTATACTAATAATGTATAAATCTTTTTATGAGAGCTGTTGAGCTTCTAAGCAACAAGTTTGGTGTAAGCCAGTTATACCAACATGATGTAAAAAAAGATGGTGAAGTTGTTCTTACTATTTTTTGGCATCCATTAACAATTGCGGAAAGAGAATCTATTCAGAAAAAATCTGGTAATACAGATGATGCATCTGATTTTGCTTTGTCTTTGATGATTCAAAAAGCACTAGACGAAAAAGGCAAAAGGTTGTTTGCTGATGGAGATAGGGCAACTCTTCGTAGGGAAGTAGAAGCTGCTGTTTTACAGGAGATACAATTAGCAATGCTTGAATCTGGTTCAGATAAGGAGGTAGAGGAAGCGGAAGCTGATTTGAAAAGCGAATAAGGAGTGGATCTTTTTATATTCGTTAGCGAAGGAATTAGGTAAAACTGTTAGAGAATTAACGAGGGACTTGACAAGAGAAGAAATGATAGGTTGGGCGGCTTATTTTAAAATTCAGAATGACGAGATGGAAAAAGATAAAGAAGCAAGGCAAACAGGTCGTGCTATTAGAACTCAAAGAGGGTAAGATAGGAAATATTGTTTGGTACGAGAGGAGTGGCGGAATCTTATACCAGGTTAATAGAATTTAAGGTAAAAGATACTGACTTAAATCGTGCTGTAAATAAGCTTACTAAGACTTTAACTCGTATTGATAAAACATTATTAGGTATAGATAAGAAATTAGATCATATAGCGAAACAAGGATTTGGATTTGTTGCAAAAGAAGCTAATAAAGCTGAAAAATCTGTCAGCAAACTAGGAAAAACACTTAAAAATTTATCTAGTCCTCAAGGGTTAGCAAGTGCTGCTGTTACAAAAGGTTTTAATCTTTTAGGTGGCGGTAAAGGCGAAATTGCAAGGAGAGTCTCAGAATTAGCCGCTTTTGATGGAGTTTTAAGGAAAGTAACAAATGGGAATACAGGTTTACCAGCGTTTAATAAAAGAGTTATCGAAGCATCAACAGCTTTAGCTGGTTTTGGTCTTGCACATGCAGGTGCAATTACAGGTATTGCTGCTGGTGGAATTGCAATTGTTAAAGGGACAGAGCTTTTTTATAATCTAGGTAAAGGTGTAAGACAAGCCGAAGCAAATTTAATTGATTTTCTTAAAACTTCTAAGCAAGTAGGTTTAGGTAAGAATTTAAGATCTTTATTTCCTAGTTTTAAACCTGCTCCAGGTTCAAGGTTAGGAGGAGCAGATGATGGAGGTCCAAATATAGGGATGCCTCCTTCTTCTCCTATTGGTATTGGCAGTTCTAGAGGATTAGAAGCAGTTAAACCTAAACTTATTCAATCTCAAATTGGAGGGTTAACGAAATTAAATGATGCGCTTAAAAAGAATGAAGAGATACAAGACAATATAAATGCATCAATTAGAGGACCATATCTTCAAGCTGTAAAGACTGTTAAAAAAGCTCAGTTTGCTTACAATTTAGAATTACAAAAAGCAAAAGTAATTCAAGCTGCGGTAAATGCAGATATTTGGGCAGCACAAAAAGCATGGCAAGGAGTTGTTTCGACACTTAAAGGAGCAACAGGTTTAGTAGGAAAAGTTTTCGGGGGCATTCTTAAGACAGATGCAGGAAAAGGTGTCGGAATTATTGCGTTAACTCGTTCTATTGAAGCGTTAACAGGAAAATTAGGATTTTTAAATCAAGCCTGGCTTAAGAATATAAATACTGTTGCGTCATGGTCGGCTAGGGCTAGTGAGGCTATTACAGCCGTTAGTCTTGGTTATTCAGGATTAAGCACAGTATTAAGTGCTGCTAATTGGGTTGTAGGTGCGACAAAAGGTTTCGTTGAATTTGAAAGAAAAGCTGTTGAGGTTTTCCATAACATTAGTGCTGCTCGAAGAAGGTGGGAAAGGGATTCTAGTGAATTTCAGCAAAACACCCTTCTTCAGAACATGTTTGGCCCTCTTTCTCAAATGCTTAGAGGAAGAATGGGTAATAAGTTAAAAGAAATTTATGGAGGGAAAGATGCTGGTTTTGATGAAGGAGGTGCATTTAGGGGAATGGAAGATAGGACTCCTTATGGGGAAAGACTTACGAATGAATTAGAAGCAGCAAGACAAAAACTTTCTGAATTACGTTCCACTAATGATGATTTTGCTAAACAAGTTAGTCGTGTTTTGACTTTAGAAGCAAGAGTTAATGATGAATTAGCTAAACAACAAAAGATAAAAGAAGAAACTCTGGCGGTACAAAATAAATTAAAATCAATGGATGAAAGAGATCGTGACCCAGATCGTAAACTTAAAGAACATCACGATCAAATAAAGAAAGGAGATGATGCAAGGAAAAAGGAGGTAAAAGAGATAAATGCATTAGAAACGCAAGAGATGAAACAGAGAAATGCGGAACAACAAGCGGCTGCAAATAATTACGAAAAACAAGTCAAGAAAAGGCTTAGAGATGAAAGAAGAGAAACAAATAGAATAGAAAATGAGAGATTAAGTAAACAGAAACAAAGACAGAGACAACGTAAAGATGCGATGGGACGTTTTGGAGAGAACCTAATGCTTGGAGCAGGTTTCCCCATGTTGTTTGGTGGAGGAGCTGGTGCGGTTGCTGGTGGTGTTACGGGTGCTATAACACAATCTGCTATGGGGTCAAGAGGATTTGGAGCGCAAATATTATTTAGTGCTGTTGGTCAACAAGTAGATGCTTTCGCAGCAAAAGCAGTTGAGTTAGGGAAAGCGTTACAAGATCCAACTGAAGCATTAAGTCAATTGACTGAGATGGGGATAAAAGTTGATGAAAGCTTGAAGAAGCAAGTTGAAGCTATGGTTAAGGCTGGAAATGCTTATGATGCTCAGATTTTAGTTAGTAAAGAAGTAGCAAAAGTAATAGGAAGAGATGGAGTTATGGCTCTTAAGCATTTAGGTATTGCGAATGAAGAATTAACAACTAAGGCTAATAAATTAAGGATCAAGATTATGTCTGATTTAGCTCCAGCATTTATGGTTCTTATTGATCTGGCTGGTAAATTCGTTGATAGTATAGGTGCTAATAATATAAGACAAAAAGCTAAAGAATTAGATATAAACGCATATCAATCTGCCCATAACAGAATTGAAAAACAGTTTAAGTTTGGAGAATTAACAACTTCCTCAAAAGCAAGACAAAAATATTGGTCACAAATGACAGAAGCAAGTAAAGACATTATTAGGAAAAAAGCACCAGGTTATTTAGGTGCTGAAGGTGGTATGGGGGTAGATGGTTTAGGCAAAGGGCTTACTTTTGATACTCCAGTTGATCTCGTAGGGGAAAAAGATTTAAAGATTTTAAATCAAAGAATAAATTTATTAAAAACAGCAGATACGTTAACTAAAGACGAAATATTAGATAAGAAGATTGCAATTGTTAATAGTGAAACAGATCTTGCATTACAAAAAGCAATTAATGAAAGTAAAGGAGA